TCTGCACGGCCATATATATCGCCCCGATAGGTACCGCACTGGCGGCGGGTCGTTCGTTCACGGTCGGCCCGTAATGTTCCATATTACTCCCCGTTAGTTGAACATGCATCGCTCGTTTTTCGTCTACTTCCGATATTAAATCTTTCAAAGGAAATTCAGCCATATTATCACCTCTTTATATCGGTAAATCTCCCGTTTCTGGACTAAACGTGTACCCGAAATAACCGCCCGTCTCCTGTTCGTCGTCGGAAAACCCAGCATCAGGATCAATTTCAGGTTCGACGTATCCGTTCAGCTCATAGTCGATTTCGAACATATATGAAAGAAAATCTGCAGTATTGTCGCTCTCATCAAATGTGTATTCATCATTCAGCATCATCTCATCGTCGATCACATCATCATCGTCAAAAGCGGGGATGATCACAGGTTCTTGGCTCGAAAACTGAAAAGTCCCGGTCAGTTCAATGATCCCCACCCGCACGCCCGCGGCCACGGTGCGTTGAATGATCATCGCCATGTGTTGCGGGTCCATGCCGGCCTCGTTGATCGTTTTGATCGGGAGCTGAATCAGCTTGATTGCGGCCGGTTCCGGCTCAAACGGGTCGTTATACATTTCTTCGATCTTTATTTCCGACGGTTCGACATCGAGCGCGACCGCAAGAACGCTGATGACTGTGTTGATGTCAGCTGTGGAAAGGTTTCGCGCGATCTTCGACTTGAGCAGGATGCGATAGACTTCATCCCTCGCCACGCCTCTCGGTTGCAACACCACCCGGCCGATCCGGTCGAGCGTTGCACCTTCCGCTTCGTCGATTGCGCGCCAGGCTTCGATGCGCTGAAAGGTTTCTCCGAGCTCTTGCAGTTGTTCCGAAAAAATCCGCATCAGCTTCCCGATGCGGCTATCCGGGTCTTTCGCGTAGTTGTCTGTCAGGCGGTCGAGCATTTTTTGCAGACTAAACATTGTGCGACACCTCAATCAACGCATATGACGTTTGTGCGACCTGGTTAATGTTGATCGGGGCGTTCTGACGTGTCCAGGTCGTTCCGTCCGTCGAAACCTCAATATCCACATCCGTCACACCCTCAACCTGATAGGCAAGCGCAATCAGGCGGGAATAGACGACATCCTGACCCATGTTCAGCCCGACCCAGAGTGTTCCGTCTGCGTCCTCGCCCCCGATATACTGGATGAGTGTAGTCTTGAGCCGCGCGTCCCCGTCGGAAGGATAGCGGTTATCGCGGGAAATCGTCACCCGGATATGGATCGGCACTTCGACAGCGCGCGTAAATTTGACAACGTGATCCTGCCCAGAAATATCCCGTACCGTTTCGGATTCCTGCCCGTATGTCTCAATCCCGGCCGCTTTCGTGTCCAGGATGGCCTGCGCAATATCCTGAGACTCGCCGCCCAGCACGTAGCACTCTATCGATTTCGGCGGCCGTCCGTCATCATCGGTTTCCATCGTGTAGTTTTCGACCACCGTGGCGGCACGCACACCGTCCACAGCCAGCAATGCACTCCGGAGCGCTAACAACGTAGACGCTCCCCGCCCCTCAGCTGATATGTCGAAGCGGGCCCGGAACTCGGTGTCCGTTTCTTTATCCCGGCCGCCAATGGTCCGATCCGGATTGGTCACGCTCGACACATCCGGATCTGGCGTGACAATCTCCGTGATCGCGCTTTCCGGGACGTTCCCGCTTGGACCGGTCTCGACCGCTCTGATCGGCGCAGTCCCTTTTCCATCCTGGTCGAGCGTCACCGCTTCCGTCGTCTCAAAAAAGACCTCATTCGCCGTAGAAACCAAAAAACCGGCAGGCACCGTGTATTCCGGCGTGCCGGTGATTTCGATCGTTCCGGTAGCGTGCTGTGCTTGTCTTCTGCGGATTCCCGCATACGGCCCGAGTCGGTCAAGGCTAACGCCTTCCGCCGTGTCAGGATACGCAGAAAAATACACTTTTTCCGCCAGCATCCAACCGGCGGCATGAAACCACGCGACCAGTCGGATGAGCAAGCCGAGAAACGAGCGCTCGGAAAGGTTGATATTTTCCCCGAACAACTCTCTGGCACGCATCTCCATCTCACCCACGATGTCGGCGTATTGCTTGCGTCGGAAGCCCTTCGGCGTCAAACCGAAATCAGCCAAGCGGGATCACCTCCTCAATCGTATTTCCGCCACGCATCTTCACCTGAACATATACGGTCATGTGCCGCTTCGCTCGATCAAACTGAAATTCGACTTCCTCGACACTTTCCACGCGCGGGTCCTGGTGAATCGCTTCGATGATCGAAAGGCGTGCCCTGTCCTCGTCAAACGGCTTTGCAAAGATGTGCGTGTAGTCCAGTCCGTGCAACAAATTCAAAAACCATTCGCCTTGATTCGTCGTCAGCACGCGTTCGATGCATTGCGCTTCTTCCTCTTCTCCATCTATGACGACGAGTTCTCCGTTTTCGATGACAATATCGCCGCCCTCAATTTTCAGCGACTTCATACGCTCACCTTCCCCACGACGACCGCGTCCTCGATTCGGTGCCGTTCGGAACTGGACCCATCCAACGCCGTGTCCACAAACACAATCAACACCGTGTCCCCAGACTCAAGGCTCACACCATGCAAAACCGGTACACCCTGAATCATCGGCAACCCTCGCGGCGTCACGTCTGCGCGTCTCCGGATTTCATCATATCGGTTCACGCGAGCAATTGCGGCCACGCGGATGTTTTCGGAGACGTTACGCTCAAACGATCGAAAAAAATCAACCGTGCTCATACTGCCACCACCTCCATCTGCGTGGTCCAGTTCTGGTCGTCGCCAGAGTGGCGGCCTTTCACAACGCGGAAATTCCCGCGTGCAGTGCGACTTTCAATCCGGATCAGACTGTCAGCCGTGATGCGGTGATTTAAAAGGCATTCGACATCGAAATCAGCGTCGTCACTGTCGATATAGCCCGGCGTGCCGATGAGTCCGGTGTCAGAGTTGAGCAGGAATCCGGTTTGCGTCCCTGCCGCAGGTGGACGGATCAGAATCACGCCGTTTGTGATCGTCATTTTGCTTTTGCAGTCTTGGACGATCCCCTGAAGCACTTGACGCAGTTTTCCATGTACCGTGCGGCCGTTTCGATACGTCACGTCTTCAGCCAGCCGGATTTCTCCGATTTCAAGTCCAAACCCGCCGATCACATCCCGAATGATCTGCGATGCACGAATGCCCGACCGGTATGTTTTCGATACCGTTGCATTGAGCCACGCATCCGCACCGTCTCCGGCCACGATTCGCGTGATTTTGTCCGTTCCCTCCCACTCCGTGACCACTTTCGTGATGTCCCCGGCGAATATTGTCCCGACGTCGCCTTCGTAGCCTGCGTTCAGGATGATGTTTTGTCCACGTTTCAGGCGGGAAACAGTATCTTGCGAAAGGTTGTATATCTTGATTTCAGCCGTATTTGGCTCCGGATTGTTGTCAAAATCGACTTGAAAATGAATCTCAAGCGGTGGTTCAATCGACATTCCCGCCACCAGCACCTGCACTTTCCGCAACCAGTTCACCGTATTCACCGCCTTCCAGGTACAAAAATACCGTTTCGCCTAGTTCATTCCAGCCGACGCTGTTTGCGTTCCCGCTCAGGTCAAGCGGGATTATCTGGATGCCCGGGATTTCATCCGCGAAAAGCGGCGAGCCGTAAACGATTTTTTCCCCGACCGCGATGGATTCCTCTCCGCGATACAAATCAACCGTAAAAAAGTTATGCTCGCTGTTGTAACGCATCTCGAATGTCCATGTGACTCCATTCAGGCTCATATCGAAGCGGTACGGGATCGCCTCTTTGTCAACGGGTACAATCCACATCATTGCGACCCCCTCGGTCGGAATTCGAAAAATACTTCCTTCGGCTCCACCGGCTCGGGCTGCTGCTTGCCCTTGTTTTGCACCGGTCTGGTCTGAGTCCGCACCGCTGTGATCTGAACCTCACGAATGCGAGAGATGCGCACGCGCCGAAGTGTCATGTCGAACTCGAAGCCGTCCCGTGTTCTCGCATTGTGCCGGGTTGTCAGCGTTTCGATCACAACGTCAGCGAAAACGTTACGGCCGACAAAGGTGAGGATTTCTTTGTTGTTGCGGAAATTTCTCAATATTGTCAGGCGTTGAAACGCATCTTCACCTGCGACCACGCCGCTGATCGGAAGCGTCTCAGGTTCAAGGGAAATATGATCCGCAACATCCTGCCCTTCTTCAACAGCAAAAAAAGTGACGCGGCTGGACATCTCAACAGATTCGCTCATCACAGCGTCGAATTCAACTGTTCCACTTTCTCCGGTCAGCCTGGAAAGCATACCCTCACCCCATTCTCACTGCCAAAAGCTCGAAAAACTCATCCATCAGGTCGGGGAAATACCGTTCCAGCGCAGCCCGAACATCTTCGCCGTCGGCATTCCCTTCGATACGAATTTCCACGTTCGGGCTGAAAGTCACCTGCCCAATCCCGCCCCTCCCGCCTCCTTGCGGTACGTCCGGAACGGGGATTTCCGGTATATCTTCTGTTAGGCCGATTTGCAACCCCGCCGTAATGTCGTTGCCATATTCCATCATCAGCTTAGACGGGGAGGAGATGCCGAAGAAGGATTTGAACTTGTCAGCAATGTCATTGGCAAAGTTTTTCACCGTATCAACTGCATTGTTCCACTTTTCCTTGATTCCACCAACAAAGCCATCAATGAGACTTTTGCCCCACTCTATTGCCCTTTTTGGCAAATTGGTGAAAAACTCAACGATAGAGTCCCAATGCGTGATAATGAGCGCCGGAATCCCGATAAACGGCATGAACGCCGCGATGGCTGCTTGAATCCACCCCGGCATACCGCCGAACAGATTCCGTATCCATTCAATACCTTTCATAACCCCATCGACAAACGTATTCCATGCGTTCCTCAGCCATTCGGTTACCGCGTCCCAATTTTTCCACAGCAGAACGATAGCTGCTATAAGCGCTACGATCCCGAGGACGATCCAAGTCACCGGGTTAGCTAGCAGTGCCGTTGTCCACGCCCACGTGGTGGCAATAGTCGGGATCAGGGCGGCTCGCGTGAGCTTGAAACCTTTACCGAGCAAGCCAAGCCCTTTGGAAAATCCCTTCGTGAGCGGTCCGAGGGCAATCAAAACCGGACCAAGATCCTTCACAGGTTCCAGGAAGCTTCCGGCGGACCAAACAAGCATGTCTAGTTTAAATTTCAACTTGTCCCATATACCTAAACTTTGG